GGTTTAGAAGGAACTATTGGTAAAGAAGAAATTGTAAGATTGCTGATGGACCCAACTGGAAGAGTTCATACAGAAGAGACCAAACAAAAGATGAGTGAAGCACATAAAGGTAAACCAAAGCACACAGAAGAAAGTAAGGAGAAGTTGAGACAGTTTAGAACGGGCACTAAACAAAGTGAAGAAACTAAAAGAAAAATAGGTGAGGCAGGTTTAGGTAATAAAAGATGTCTTGGATACAAGCATACCGAAGAAACCAAAGAAAAGGTCAGTAAATCACTCATAGGTAATAAGAGGGCAGTTGGAAATAAAACAAGTGAAGATGGTAAAAAGAAAAAAAGTGAAGCAGCAAAAGAAAAATGGAGAAAGTATAGAGAGGCAAAAGGTCTTGACCCAGATAAACCAATTGACCCAAGATACAATAAGTAAAAGTTCCTATTGACTTCCTTTGTAAACTATTGTAAACTAAATATGAGAAATACTAAAAGGAGGATTGATGGTTTCATCCACGATTTCATTACCGAACCAACAACGAGGTTGGTTTGATTTATTAGATGATTGGTTGAAGAGGGATAGATTTGTGTTTATTGGTTGGAGTGGATTACTTTTCATTCCTTGTGCCTATCTTGCTCTGGGTGGTTGGTTTACTGGTATTACATTTGTTACAAGTTTTTATACACACGGTTTAGCATCATCATTTCTTGAAGGTTGTAATGCGTTGACCGCTGCCGTCAGCACTCCAGCAGATTCTATGGGTCATTCTCTTCTTCTACTTTGGGGTCCTGAGTCTCAAGGGGATTTCGTCAGGTGGTGTCAACTTGGGGGACTCTGGACTTTTGTGGCACTCCACGGAGCTTTCGCTCTAATTGGATTCATGCTTCGCCAGTTTGAGATTGCCCGTCTTGTAGGCATCAGACCCTATAACGCAATCGCATTCTCTGGTCCTATTGCCGTATTCGTTTCTGTATTCCTGATGTATCCACTGGGTCAATCCAGTTGGTTCTTTGCTCCCTCCTTTGGTGTGGCAGCAATCTTCAGGTTCCTTCTGTTCCTTCAGGGTTTCCACAACTGGACACTCAACCCCTTCCATATGATGGGAGTTGCTGGTATACTGGGTGGAGCACTGCTCTGTGCTATTCACGGAGCAACTGTAGAAAACACTTTGTTTGAAGATAGTGAACAAGCAAATACGTTCAAGGCATTTGAACCAACGCAAGAGGAGGAAACTTACTCTATGGTTACGGCAAACAGGTTCTGGTCTCAGATTTTTGGTATTGCCTTTAGTAATAAGCGTTGGCTACATTTCTTTATGTTATTTGTTCCCGTTATGGGTCTTTGGACTTCTTCTATTGGGATTATCGGACTGGCTTTGAATCTTCGTGCTTATGACTTTGTAAGTCAGGAGATTCGTGCTGCTGAAGATCCTGAGTTTGAAACGTTCTATACAAAGAATATTCTACTCAATGAAGGTCTTCGTGCTTGGATGGCACCAGTAGACCAACCTCACGAACAATTTGTGTTCCCCGAGGAAGTTCTGCCAAGAGGTAACGCACTGTGAACCCTCAGTATCTTTTATACTTGGTTCTCTTTGTATTTGCTCTAATTGTGATTCTCAATGAGGATCACGATAACGATGATGACCAAGACGGGGGAATTTTACAACCCGTCTATTCCCAAGGACAAAGTTGAAAATAAATAGAGGAGTCCATTAGGACTCCTTTTTTATGCTCCTAATACTCGCAACCTTTATTGCCTTCGGGCTTTTTATGTTTGTACTGTCTATTACACAAGACATATAATTATAATTATGTAAAACTTTTATATTTTTATGAAACTCTGGATGTTATGTAATCGTCTCACAAAGGAAACTTACGAGAGAGATCGATTTATAGAAGAATCAAACAAGTATGGTATCGATTTTTCGGTAGTTTATGCGGACGAAATTGATTTAATTGTTTCTCGGGATGATAGGAAATCGATTCGATATCTTAATGATGCCGTTGCTCTCCCCGATGTAGTTCTTGCTCGCACAGGAAGTAGCACTGGATATTACAATCTTTCAGTTCTTCGTCAGCTTGAGAGGTTGAATGTTCCTACACTTCCCAATTCAAATTCTATTGAAGCCGCAAAGGATAAGATGTATGCCATGCAAATCTTTGGGCAGGCAGGACTTCCTATCCCCAAAACAATGCTTACTCGATTTCCAAGTAACAGTGATTTAGTTGAAAAGCAAGTAGGGTTTCCTTGTGTTATGAAAGTTGTTACTGGTTCTTATGGTGCTGGTGTTTATCTTTGTGAAAATGCAAAACAATTTGAAGATCTTTCTGAACTTATTTCCACGATAGATTTTAAAAGTTCAATGATTGTTCAGGAGTATGTTGAACAATCAAAAGGACGAGATATTCGTGTAATTGTTGTTGGTGGTAGAGTGATCGGTGCAATGCAAAGGAAATCAGTTGATGGATCTTTTAAAGCGAATATATCCAGAGGTGGAGTTGGAGAAGGTATCGAAGTAGATGATCAGATGGAACTTTTGGCAATTCAAGTTGCTAAAGTTCTTGATCTTGATATTGCTGGTGTTGATCTTTTATTTCATGAGGATGGGTATAAAATATGTGAGGCAAACTCTGCTCCGGGGTTTAGGGGATTTGAAGAAGCACTTGATATCAATGTTCCTCAGAAAATTTTTGATTATGCTAAATTGAGATCTAAAGATTGACTAATATTTGTTGAAATCTTAACATTTCTTATTATGATGATATATAATCCTGATAAGAATTTATACTCAAAATGGAAAACAATGTATTTGTAAATGCATTCATCATATTTGGAATTATTTCGGCATTTATTTTTTGGGCATTAAACAACGCATACCCAAACTGAATAAATATTCCAAATGATTTTTTCTTATGAAGAGTGAAAACATAAAGCAAGTAAGCGTTCTTTTTTGTGCATGGAATAAGGATGAAATTTGGGAAACTGATTATATTGTAGATACTATAATACCTCCAGAATACGTCAAACTTTGTCAACATATTCCGCCACATGAGATAGAAAAATTTGACAATAAGTATTTTGACGTTTTTGTTTATAATTGTAGAAATAATACATATGATTTTATATTATCATGTATTCAAAAAATAAAACCAAAAGTTGTTATTCATTTATCCGATGAATATCATTATGAAAATTTGAATCACTGGAATAATCTTGCAAATTATTGTGAGTTATTTTTGCGGCAGCATCATCATCCCGGATTTGAATATACTGAAAATACTATTCAAATGCCTCTTGGTTATTGTAATGATGCTGGACTTGATGGAAAAGATATTCCTCCAATAACCAATAGATGTTTTGAGTGGTCTTTTCTTGGAGATATGAAGCATGACCGTTGGCACATGGTCAATTGCTTTAATGAATTCATGCCAAATAATTATGTTGATTGTTTTGTCGATAAGAAGAGAATGATCGACATTTATTTGAATTCAGTATTTGTTCCAAATGGAAGAGGAAATTCAAGTTTAAATTGCTTTAGATTATATGAATCTTCTATGTGTGGATCTATACCAGTTGTGGTAGGTGAATATGATGAAATACAAGAAACATTTAAATTTGAGGAAAATCCCCCTTGGATTTTTTGTGATTCTTGGGAAGATGCTTCAAGAGAATGTTATAAACTTCTTGACAATAAAGAGTTTCTTTTAGAAAAACAAAAAGAAGTTTTGTTGTGGTGGGAGAATAGAATAGAAAGAATAAGGACAAAAATGAGATCTGCATTGAATACTTGCAATAAAGCTTTTAATAAACAAGATTTAAAATTCGTTTTGATTGGTGCAAACGATGCAAACGATCAATTTTTGAATTATTTTAGGGAAAATAATATTGATTTTTCTGCAGCGATATTAGTGGAACCATTGGAAAGTTATAATGAAAAAATCTTAAAACGATATGAAAATTTTTCTAATGTTCACATTGTCAATAAAGCTGTTATGGATCCAGTAAGATCCTATATTATTGGAGACAATTCAGTTAAATTTTACGAGCATTTAGATTCGGATAAAATATCTACTGTTAAATATGAACATATTTTATATCACTCTTCATATTTTGATTATCAAAACATTAGGGAGCATGTTATTCCAAGAATAACTTTAAAAGATATATTTGACGAGTATAAACTTGATGGTTGCGATTGGGTTGCTATTGATGCTGAGGGTGTCGATGCTGAAATTATACTGACGTTTGATTGGGAAAAAAACAATGTTTCCAGAATAGAGTTTGAACATCTTCATTTACATTGTTGGGGAAAGGCAATTGATTCATACTTAACTTCTTTGGGATATTCCCAAGTACCTGCTTTAAACCCAGAAGAAGATGTTGCTTATGAAAATGCAAGGATTATAAAACAAAAGGATATAGCAGATTCTATTCATAAATTGAAAAATTTTCCAAAGGTACATTACATCAGTGTTGTTGATGATTCTGCAAGAAGAACTTTACTTGAGAAGAAATTTGAACATCATGGAATATCTAAAAATAATTTAATTCCCCATTTATTTGAAAGATATGATGATTCTAAGCACAACGTAGTTTCTGAATATAATAATTGGAAACTATCAATAGGAAGTAGAGGTCCAGTTACATCTCATTTAAAAGCAATAAGAGAATGGTATGAAACTACAGATGAACCTTATGCTTTTTTCTGTGAAGATGATTTATCATTGGAAATGATAAAATATTGGAATTTTACTTGGACGGAATTTTTTGATAAATTACCAAATGATTGGGACTGTGTTCAATTGGTTTTATTGAGAGAATATTTGGGGTTATTTAATAATGGATTTAGAAATAGATGTTGGTGTGACTGGTCTGCGTGTGCTTACTTAATAACAAGAAATCATGCAAAAAATTTAGTTGAAAATTATTATCCATCTGGGGATGACATCTTCTACTTGGATAATAAAAGTGTAGATTTGCATGGAAGGGAAGAGTGGGCTAAAATACCAGTAGTTGAAACAACTTTATTTTCTAATTTTGGAGATGGGAAAATTTACTCTTGCCCATTATTTGTGGAAGACGTTGTTAATTGTAGTTCAAGTTATATCAATTTGATGGGATTTAAAGATGGTCAATGCGATTCTCATCATCAAAATTCTTATATTTACTATAAGAATTGGTGGATTGAAACTGGACAATACTTATCATTAGATGAACTTTACACCTATTGATGTAGTGTGTTAAAATGAACTTGTTTAAAAAAAATATTTCTATTAAAAAGAGAATATGAGATTTACTGTTTACGCTAAGGATGGATGTCCATACTGCACAAAAATTATAAAAGTTCTTGACATGTGTAACTTAACGCATAACGTATATTATCTTGATAAAGATTTTACGACGGAACAATTTCTTGAAGAATTTGGAAGAAGTAGTTCTTTTCCTCAAATAACTTTAAATGGAGAACACACTATCGGTGGATGTGTGGAAACAATCAATTTTTTAAAAGAAAATAAATTTATCTAAACGACGTAATGTTAAATGATGATTTAAAAAAAAGTAATCTAAATAAAGAAGAACCACAAATAAATCGTGGTTTTGAATTAATGTTACGTCAAAATAGTAGGAGGGAGGTTTTAAAATCTAAAACATTTGATTTTAGATTTGAAAAAACACTATCTCTCCTAAACAGAGAGATACAAATAAATTTTGATTTCGGATTAGACATCAAAAAAATAACTCTCTGAGGAGGAAAAGTCAATGGATGTATTGCCCTTTGTCGTAACTTTCACAGTTTTTTTTACTTTAATGTTTTTTGTTCTTGGGACTATTGTGGGGTGGATAGCAAAAGATTTTTTAAACGAAAAGTTTTTCAAATTGCCACATAATATACATCCAGAAATGCTTGACGAAAACGGTAACATATTGCCAGACCAAACTTTAGCTGTTAGTTTTTATCCTGAAAATTACTATGACTACAACGAAGACGAAGACGAAGACTGAATGGACAGTTCCAAAACTGCAACCAAATCCATTCATGCATGAAATTTTTGAATTGATTTCAAAGCAAAGAAGTAATGATAATAAGATTAAAATTCTACAAGAATATAGACATCCTTCTTTGGTCTCTATTCTAATCATGAATTTTGATGATAGTGTAGTTTCAATTCTTCCTGAAGGAGATGTTCCTTATGCAGCGGTAGATGAACAGACTTCTGTTGGTGGAAATTTGACAGACTTGATTGAAAGTAAAGCAAAGAATGACGGATTGAAAAGTACTGGATATTACGGAACAGAGGAATTTGTTGAAGAGAAAAACAAAACCTCGATCCGAAATGAGTATGAAAATTTTTACATTTATTGTAAAGGTGGGAATGAAAATATAACTAAAATTCGTAAAGAGACAATGTTTATTAATTTACTTCAAGGACTTCATCCACTTGAAGCTGAAATTATGATTTTAGTTAAGGACAAAAGATTGCATAATAAATACAAAATAACCAAAGAAGTAGTCTCAGAGGCATATCCGGACATTGTTTGGGGAAATAGATCTTAAGTATAATAACGGAGGCCATTTATAAAATGGAAGAAAACTGGTTAGAAAACGAAAAAAAAGATTTGCCTCCTAAGTACAATTGTCAAATTCTCTTAGAAAATGCAACTATTGAACAATTGAAAGATACTTCTTGGCCAAATGATGCTTACATAATAACATATAAAATTAATGATAAAATTTATAAGGATTTGTGTAGAGGAAGTAGAGTAAAAATATTTGATCTCTATTATGATAAGTTTGGGGCAAATGCAGTAAAAGATATTGATTTTGGTTATGGGACAGTGAATCCAAAAATGTGGGGATATGTTTCTAAAAATAATAAAGGAAATAAAAAATAATGAAAGGATTTTTAGATAAGAACGATACTAAAGGGGTCAAGAAAAGGGAAACCGAAATCATCGATCAAAATGAAGTTGAAAAATTAATAAAGAAATATAAAAAAATTAAAAAGTTCAAAAAATCTAATATACATACAATAAATCAACTTTACGGAAAAACAGATATTATACAAGAGTTAGTAAATGAATACATGGACTATGGGGAATTACTTTGAATAATGGGCAAGCATTACTTACTTAATCTTTATGGATGCTCATTCGTTCTTTTGAACGATGAGCATTTTCTTATTGATCTACTTGAAAATGCAGCAGCAGCAAGTGGAGCAACAGTCATTCAAACAATTTATAAAAAGTTTGATCCCCAGGGAGTTACAGTAATTTGTTTGCTTTCAGAAAGTCATATAAGTATTCATACATGGCCAGAAGAAGGAAAGGCAGCATGTGATGTTTATACTTGCGGTGATTGTAATCCAAAGATTGGATGTGATATAATTATTCAGCAATTATATGCAAGCAATCATACGTTAAGTTACATTGAAAGATAATTGTAACATGTGTTACAAATGGGCTTGACTACATAAATAATGAGGATTAGAATGCCTCTACGTTCATTTGCTATTTGCGAATAGCAAACGGAAGTAAGCCGACTCGGAACGGATCGTTCATCTATGGAAGCACTCATTCTAACTTGTTTACAAGCACAATTGATTGTTTCTCGGGTTAATGCACAACCTCTCCCAAAACAAATCCGAAATGATTTGATTTGGGAAGTAAAGCAAATATCTCCGAAGGAGTGCAAAATAGACGCAAAAGCCGACTGAAGGAACGCTCTTTAACCTAAAAACTAAGGAGAAAACCTAATGTCACAAGCAACCTATAGAGGTTGTCAGTATAATACCGACACACCTAAAGAAGAATATCGTAAATGGTATTCTAAAACACACGCTCCAGCACATCCACAAAATACATATCGTGGTATTGCTTATCGTCCTTGTAATAATGGAGAGGTGGCAAAATGATTGTCAAATTAAATCCTCTTCAAATTATTAAAGATAAAAAAGAAAAAGACGAAAAACTTAAAGAAGCACAATTGAATATGGCAAAGCAACCACAAGTTGCTTAATAAATTAGAGAGGGACTTGACTCCCTCTCTTTTTTTGTGTAAAATGTACATGTCGAACAAATATATTTCATGGATAAAGAAAAGGTTTCGTGGATAATAGAAAACATGGAAATTCTTATTTCAATGCTTAAAGAAGAAGTTAAACCCGAATCAAATGATTTTCAAACTTTTCTTCCACCAGATCTTGATGATGACATTGAATACTACGAGGAGGATTAAAAATGTACGAAACATTAACTGAATTTGAAAGAGCACTTGCTCGATTTGGAGATAAGGTTCAATATATTGTTGGACTTGAAGTATCTGATAAAATGTCTCCCGAAGTTGCATATCAGGAGATTAAGGATATGATGAAAGAGCTTAAAAAACTTCGCAAAAAGGAAAAAGATAGTTGGGAGATTGATGAATGACTGAACAGGTTAAACTTATTGCTATCACTCAGGGTGCTGGAGATCTGATCGAACAAAATGCTCAGGAAGTAATCTCATACATTGCCCGTGTCAGCAACCCAAACAATCAGCTAAACTTTGATACTGCTGCTGGACTGCTGAAGTACTGTATCAAGCATGAGCACTGGAGCATCTTTGAACATGCCTTCATGACCCTTGAGATCAACACTACCAGGGGTATTGCTGCCCAGATCCTCAGGCATCGTTCCTTCACCTTCCAGGAGTTCTCACAGAGGTATGCTGATAGTTCCTTGCTCGGGGATATTCCCGTTCCAGAACTCCGTCGTCAAGATACTAAAAATCGTCAGAATAGTATCGATGATGTGGATCCTTATATTCTTCAAAAATATGAAATGTTGAATCAGGATTATTTCAAACGAGGAATGGATCTGTATAAGCAAATGCTGAATGATGGTATTGCTAAGGAATGCGCTCGATTCATTCTTCCACTTGCAACACCTACACGAATTTATATGACTGGTTCTTGTCGTTCTTGGATTCATTATATTAAACTTCGTTCTGCAAATGGGACACAGCAGGAACATATGGATATTGCTAAAGAATGTCAATGCGTTTTTGCTGGACAATTCCCCAATGTTGCAGAAGCATTGGAGTGGGTATAATAAATACTGTACACATTATTGTTAGAAAATGGCAACATATCCTGTTATTCACATTACGACTGGTGAACAAAAAGAAGTGGAAATGAGTATCCATGACTGGGATCAATGGAAAAAAGATAACCCAGAATGGACACGGGATTGGTCTGATCCATCAACTTGCCCCTCATCGGGGGAAGTTGGTGAATGGCGTGACAAACTTGAGAACAAACATTCGGGTTGGAAAGAAGTTTTAGATAAAGCTGCAAAATCTGCCGGATCCAAAAATCAAATTAGAAGGTAAGAAATTCTATGGCAAGAAAAAGAAGGGGACCGACCGAAAGTCAAGTTGGAGTTGGATTAACACCAAAACAATTGAGGAGAAAAAAACCCATAAGTTTGGATCTTCTCAAGGATATTTTGCCTCTGACTGATAATCAAGAAAGATTATTTAATGCATATGAAGATAATAAAAATTTAGTTGCATATGGTGCAGCAGGAACTGGAAAAACTTTTATTACTCTTTATAATGCTCTTTGTGATGTTTTGGATGAACGATCCCCGTATGAGAAAATTTATTTGGTTAGATCTTTAGTTCCTACGAGAGAAATTGGATTTCTTCCAGGATCGCATGATGACAAAGCAGATCTTTATCAGATTCCATATAAGAACATGGTAAAAGCAATGTTCGATGTATATGATGAAGCTGCGGAAGAAATGCTCTATGCAAATCTAAAGACACAGGGAACAATTAGTTTCTGGTCAACTTCATTTATTCGTGGAACGACATTTGAAAATGCAATCATTATTGTTGATGAATACCAAAACTTGAATTTTCATGAACTTGATAGTATAATTACAAGAGTTGGTGAAAACTCTAAAATCATGTTCTGTGGAGATACAAAACAAAGTGATCTCACAAAACAATATGAAAAAACTGGAGTTAATGATTTCATGAGAATCTTGCAATTAATGCCTTCAATAGAAATGATTCATTTTGAAATTGAAGATATTGTAAGATCTGGATTTGTCAAAGAATATCTTACTAAAAAAACGGAGCTTGATCTTTAATGTTTACACATGTTGATTTGAATCTTCCCGATCTTAAAAGGGAAACTATAGATGGAATTCGATATTATAAAATCCCAGGACAAGAAAACTTACAAAGGCTGGTGTCGATTACTTCAGTCACCAGCCATTATAATAAAGAAAAGTTTGCCGAGTGGAGGGAGAAGGTAGGAGAGGAAGAAGCAAATCGTATTTGTAAAGAATCGACTTCTATTGGAACAGATACTCATACACTCACTGAACAATATCTTAAAAATCTTGATTGCAATTCGGATGTTATTCCCATGTCCGAAATGTTATTTCAGATTATGGTTCCTGCTTTAAATAATATAAATAATATCCATGCACTTGAAGGACCTTTGTATAGTTCCATTCTTGGGATTGCCGGAACTACAGATTGTATAGCAGAGTATACTGGAGAAAATGGGATTCCAGAATTAGCAATAATAGATTTTAAAACATCAAAGTATCCAAAACCAAGAAAATGGATTGAAGATTATTTTGTGCAATGTTGTGCATATGCATGTATGCTTCATGAACTAACTGGCATGTCAGTTAAAAAGTTTGTAATTATTATGTCTTGCCGTAATGGTGAGCTGAGAGTTTATGAAGAATATGATAAGAAAAAATATTTTAATCTTTTGATAAAATATATTAAAAAATTTGTTTCTGATAAAGTAAATT